GTCCGCGACGCAGATTCTGCTTGGCACCCTTCCCGCTGGCTCAATCCCGCTTGGCGTTCAGTCGCTGGGCGGCGCGACGGGCGGCACGAACCCGACCGTCGATATTGGCACGGTGGCAAGCAATGCCGGTATTGCCAACGAGGTTGACGCCGACACGCTCACGCTGACCGCCGCAACCGGCGTCCTGACCGGCGTGCCGCTCACCGTTGACACGCCGATTTACGGCAAGGTCGGCGCGTCTGCCGCGACTGGTGGCACCACGACCGTGCTGATCAGCTACATCTTCAACGACAACGGCAAGCAGTAAGGAGCGCTGACATGACGACCGCGAAAAAGGACGCCAAGAAGCTGACCGACGCTGAAAAGCTGGCGGCGTTGATCGAACTGGCAAAGGCCAATGGCTGGACCATCCCCAAGGAACTGGAGGACTGACCATGGCGGGCCGCGCATATAAGGACATATCCGGCGCGCATGACGCCGTGGCGGTGACGCCAAGCGACAGCACCGTCATCCCCGGCACGCGCGGCTTGTATGTGGGCGTTTCCGGCGACATTTCGGTACGCATGGTCAGCGGCAACACGGCGCTGCTCAAATCGGTAGCGGTGGGAATCCTCCCGGTTCAGGTGGACAAGATCAATTCTACCAGCACCACCGCGACTGATATTCTCGCGCTTTACTGATGGCAAAATACGGCTCTCCCGGCGCAAACGCAATTTGCGATGCCAGTGGTTTCAAGGTGAAGCTGTCGGCGCTGGTGCGCCAGTGGGACGGCGCGCTCGTGGATAGGCGTTTTGTCGATAGGCGGAATCAGCAAGATTTTGTGCGCGGCGTTCCCGACAAGCAGGCGCTCCCCTATTCGCGCCCGGAGACGCCTGACAATTTTCTTGTAGGGACCGTTCGTCCAGAGGATTTGTAAATGACTGTCAGCGCTGTAACGACCGCCAGCTTTTCCCTGAATGAGCTGATCCGTGAGGCGTTCGACGTGATCGGCGTCGGCTCCGAAGGTGAGGCTGTCTCGGCGGACATGTATCGCCGGGCGAAATCGTCCGCCTCGTTGATGACGCTATCCTTCAATGCCATGGATGACTTGTGGCGGCGCACTCTGCGGACCGTGACGCCGGTATCCGGGCAGGCAGCCTATACGCTGGAGCCAAAGCCCATGCGCGTCCTGTCGGCTCGCAGGAAACAACTAACGGGCGGATATGAGACGCCGATGACGGAATGGTCGCGGCAGGAATATCTGGACATGCCCAACAAGACCAGCAGTCCCTCCACGCCGGTCAATTTCTACTATGACCCACAGCGCGATACCGGCGTGCTGTATCTCTGGCCGGTGCCATCATCGACCGTCGCCAGCCAGATCAGCGTCATTATCGATGAATTGCGGCCCATGTTCCTGATGGACGCCAGCAATGACACGCTCGACATGCCGGCCGAGTGGCAGGAAACATGGGTCATGAATCTCGCCAAGCGGTTGAAGCTGAAATACCCGGTCAACGACCCCGGCCTTGACGCCAAGGTCGATGAACTGGCGGACACGCTGTTTGCCCGCTTGAAGGCATGGGACAATGAGCCTGCCTCGATCTTCCTCCAGCCTGATAATTGGGGCGCGCCGTGGCGCTAAGCCAAATCAAGCCCGCCCTTCAATATAGCGAGGGCCGTTCAAAGCCATGGTCCGGTGCCAAGCTGGTCAACGCATTTGCTGAAAAGGCAGATGGCGACAAGCGGGCTGACTTTGCCGTCATGGCGGTGCCTGGGCTGGTGGTGTTCGCAAGCCTTCCCGAAGGCCCGGTGCGCGGCACCCATGTCATGGGCGGCATGGCTTATGCTGTCTCTGGCACGGGACTGTATCTGATCCTGTCGGATGGCAGCTACCAGTATCTTGGTTTCGTGCCCGGTGCTGGCAAGGTGCGCATGGCCGACAACGGGAGCCAGCTTGGCATCGCCGCGAATGGCGTTGCCTATGTCTGGACAGGCAGCGCACTCGTCACGCCTGCCGATTTGCCCGCTGTTACCGACATCGCCTATATTGATGGCTATTTCCTCTGGTCTCTCAGGGACAGCGCGCAGCTCGCCTATTCCGCGATCAACAATGGAACGGTCTATGACGGCCTGGACATCATATCGGCGGAGGGTTCGCCAGACGGTATTGTCGGCATCATAGCCAATCATCGCGAACTGCTGATATTCGGCGGGAACAGCATCGAGATATTCTATAACAGTGGCGGGGCGGACAACGCATTCGAGCGGCAGGGCAATGCGTTCATCGAGCGCGGGGCATTCGACCGCGATAGCATTTGCAAGGTGGACAATAGCGTCCATTTTATGGGTGACGACCGGATCATCTACAGGCTGGACGGCTATTCCCCGGTCAGGATCAGCACGCACGCGATCGAATATCATATGGGCGATGCGACGTTCGCGCGCGCGTTCAGCTACACGCAGGAGGGGCATAAATTCTATTGCCTGACCATCGATAGCGGCACGTTCTGTTATGATATGGCGACAGGAGCATGGCACGAGCGCCGGTCATGGAGCCGCACCAGCTATCGCGCGGGGTCATCCATGACCGTCTATGGCAAGACGTTGTTGGGCGACAATGCCAGCGGCAAAATCTATTATCCCGATCTGGACGTAAACACGGAGGATGGCGCGATCATCAAGGTGGAGATCGACCTTCCCACGCTGGAAGCGTCCCGCCAGCGCGTCACGATGTACCAGTTCGAAGCCTATTTCGAGACCGGCGTGGGCCTGAATGATGGGCAAGGCTCTGACCCGCAAATCATGCTGCGCTACAGCGATGATGGCGGGCGCACATGGTCCAACGAGATATGGCGTTCGCTGGGCAGGATCGGTGAATACCGCACACGCGCCATATGGCGGTCACTTGGCCAGTTCCGGCAGCGACAGATGCACCTTGAGATAACCGACCCTGTGCGCAAATTCGCGATCGGCTATTTTGCGGACGTGCGCTGATGGCGTTCGCGCTCAACCCCCCGTCAACGCCGATCGTCAACAGCAAGGGCATGGTAGACCCGGCATGGTATCGGTTCTTTGCCTCGATCCAGCGCCTTGTCGGCGGCGATCTTTTGCAGCAGATACAGGATGCGCCCTATATCACGTCCGGGGCCTCTGACGTTCTTGGCAATGAACGCCTGCTGGAACCGGGAGACGGCATCAAGGTTGAGTTTGCCCCCGGCGCGGCAACTGTGGCGCTGGACGAGGTTGATCTTGCGCCCGGTCCGCACGGCTCGGCCAGTCAGACGATCCGCGTAACCTTCGATCAATATGGCCGGGCCAGCGCGGTCGAGGAGTTCGACCTGGATACCGACAACATCACGGAAGGGGCGTCTAATCTCTTCTTCACGGAGGCGCGGGCGCGGGCGTCCCTGAGTGCTGGCGATGGTGTCGATTATGACGACACGACCGGCATAATATCGGCGTTGTCGGCGGGTGCTGCCCCTGTTTTCTCCCCCTATACAGCGCCGGTTATCAGCGATCCGCCAACGCAGACAGAGGTGCAGGACATCGCCAACGCGGCAGAAGCCATCTCGACGGCCCTCTCTGATCTTATTGCGCTGCTGCAAGCCAATGGCAATTTGACGTAGGGCTTTCCCTGCGCGGGCCGTCATGCTATTAAGGCGCGGGGCGCATATGCGCTGATGGCATGATCGGGCCATCGTCCATCTCAGACAACGATCTTCGGCTTCAACCGGGTTGTCTGAGACTATATGATCGAACGTCCCCCATTTGTGATTTTTGCGTTGCCGCGGTCCAGAACCGCTTGGCTCTCGCATTTCCTGTCTTATGGGGAATGGCTCTGCGGTCACGATGAAACGCGGCACATGCGCAGCCTCGGTGATGTGGCGGCGTGGTTTTCTCAGCCGTGCACCGGGGCCATTGAAACAGCTGCATCCCCATGGTGGCGTCTGCTGCCGTCAATAGCCCCGGACGCCCGTGTCGTTGTTGTCCGCCGTCCCGTCGATGATGTGGTGGAAAGCCTGCTTAAACTGCCCGGCTGCGCGTTCGATGCCGGTAATCTGCGCACCAAAATGCAGATGCTTGATCGCAAACTGGCGCAGATTGCCAAGCGCATTCCCGGCGCTTTGGAGGTTCAATTTGCGGACCTCGACAGCGAGGAGACGTGCGCGGCCATCTTTGAACATTGCCTGCCGTATCGGCATGATCATGCGCGCTGGGCATCGCTCGCGCCGGTCAATATCCAGATCAACATGCCCGCGCTGGTCCGCTACTGCCAAGCCTACGCGCCCGCCATTGAAAAGCTTGCGTCGATCGCAACGCACAAGGTCCGCACCATGCTTGCCGCACGCAGGAACGCGGTTTGCGAAGGCATGTCCTTTCAGAGCGAGGGTTTTGATGAATGGCTTGCCGGGGCGCAACGCCTTTTGGCCGAGCATCATGCGCAGATTGGTGAAGCGCCGGACAACTGGCGCAACAAGAATATCCCGCTGCTGCGCGCAATGGATGAGGCTGGCCTAATGCAAATCACAACCGCGCGCTCAAATGGGCGGATGTTTGGATATTTGATGACCTTGTTCGCGCCATCACTCGCAGCAGAAGGCGTGCTTACAGCGGTCAATACCGCATTTTTTGCTGATCCCGAACACCCTGGAGTGGGCATGAAGCTGCAACGGTCTGCCTTGGCTTCCTTCAAGGAGCGTGGTGTGTCGGAAGTCTTGTGGGAAACCAACACAGTCGGCGGCGGCGGGCGTATCGGTTCCATATACCGAAGGTTGGGTGCAGAGGAAAAAGGCTCTGTCTACCGGCTCCGACTGGCGGAGGCGGCGTAATGGGTGTTGCAGCAGCAATCGCAGGGGCTGCCGTTGTTGGCGGCGCTGCGACCGCAATCGCCGGGTCCAAAGCGGCCAAGGCGCAGAAGAACGC